ACAGATTTTACTTGTACAGTAGATGAACTAGGTAGAAGTCTAGTTATACTATTGCCAGACGAAAATGGTATATCTAGTGGCGAAATTTTAGTATCTACAGCTATGGGTAGTGTTACATTAAATAAACCTTACCAAGCTACCACAGTATCTGTATATGAAAACAATCCTACTAAACCTGTTACCTTAGACATATCTCTAGACCTAATTGATAATATGTTGATTGTTAATCCTCCGCAAGAAGTAGAACAACAGATAGAAGAAACACAATCTAAAACAACAGTAGATTACTTAGAGTTTGATGATCTTGATATAGATTATCTTGCTGAAGATTTTTTAGATGCAGAAGCAGAGCTTGAATTTACTGAACTAGACATAAACTATTTAGATGTAAACTTTCTTGAAGACTTACTTAATGTCCTTGATGCACTAGCTATATCTAAAGAAGAAGATGCTCTTAAACAAGGTGGTGTTGGTATTCGTATAGCTGGTACAGAAATAGGACAAGATAAAGACACACAGATAACAACTATAATATCTGGTCAAAACATAAGCTTTACTAGAACAGTCAATCAAAGTGCAAAATTAAATCTTAATGGTTCTGGTAGTTACACAGTAATACTTATACAAGATGGAGTATCTAATACTGTTAAAGTTAATGGCGGTTCTTCAACAACAATAAAAATAACTCAAGGATCGTGAAAAAAGTATTATTAGTTTTAGTTATAGTTCTATCACTTCCATTTGTTATGCAAGTTAATATTTTAGAAATATTAAAATTAAAAACATTTGATGCTTTAGTTCCTGAACAAGAACCTTCTGGATATTTTACAATACTTAATATTACAGAAGATGATATAAGTAAAGAAGGCGGTTATCCATTACCAAGACAAAGGCTTGCAGAGGTGCAATCGCAGTTGATACAAAAGGGAGCTTTAGGTGTTGGCTGGGTAATCGCTTTTCCACAACCTGATAGATTTGGTGGGGATAAAGAGTTTGCAGAATCTTTATCTTATGCTCCTAGTGTTTTGGCAATGTTTGAAAATAACAATCAATCATTTCCTCCTACAACAGGAACAGTAATATTAGGTGATGAACCACAAGGTATATCTGCACAGGGTGTTATACAAAATATAGACATACTAAAACAGAACGCTAATCAAGGTATAGCAGTAGCTAGAACTGATGTAGATAGTTTAGTAAGACGTTTACCATTACTTTTAAAAACTAATGATGGATGGGTATCTGCATACGGAACAGAAGTATTAAAAATTTTAGTTGGTGCAGATACATATGTTATTAAATCTAATCCTAATGGGATAGAAGAAATAAGAGTTAGAGGTTTGCCTCCAGTTAAAACAGATAGTCTTGGTAGAAAGTGGTTAAGTTTTGTAGATACACCACAAACTAATTTACAAGAAATGAATGTTAAGGGAAGGTTTGTATTTGTGGGTTTTACTGCTAAAGGAATAATGCCTCAAATAGCAGTACCAAATAACAAGTTACTTGAGCCTCACAAAATACAAGCTGCTTTAGCAGAGTCAATCTTAATACAAGATAGTCCATATATACCTGATTATGCATTAGCCTTAGAAATAGTTATATTGATATCGCTGATAATGCTTACCTGGCTATTAATAAATATTTTTGGAATTACAACAGGAATTATAACAACCAGTTTTTTATTTTTATCTGTAAGTTTTTTTGGATACTATTTAATACAACAAGGACTTTTAATTGACGTTACTTGGGCATTAATATCACAATTTATTACAGGCTCAACAGCATTTTATTTAAGATTTAGGGAACAATATAAACTTAGACAACAAATTAAAGGACAGTTTGGTAAATACCTTGATCCTAGAATGGTCAAAAAGCTACAAGATAATCCAGAACTTTGTCAGGTAAATGGTAAGCGTGTTGATTGTTCTATTATATTTACAGACCTTAGAGGTTTTACTAGCCTATCAGAGTCAGTAGAACCTGAAATGGTAACGTACATAATGAATTCTGTATTAGATGTACAAGTACAAGCAGCTAATAAATATTTTGGTTGTACTGATAAGTTTATTGGAGATGCTGGTATGTTTCATTGGAATACAATTATTCCACAAGATAATCATCATAATCTTGCTTTACAGGCTGCAAAAGAAATAGAAAAGAATATTGACCAGTTAAACATTAAATTTGCAAAAGAAGACATACCTAAAGTTGCTATAGGAATAGGTGTAAATTCAGGAGTTTGCATAGCTGGTAACTTTGGTGCAACAGATAGGTTTGCTTTTAGTCTTATTGGTGATCCTTGTAATGTAGCTGCTAGATTAGAATCAAGCACTAAGGTTGCTGGAGTAGGAGTTTTGATAGGCGAAGAAACTGCCAAATATAGTGATTTTAAGCTACAATTATTAGAACCTATAGAAGTTAAAGGTAAAGCTAAACCACTACAGGTTTATACATGGGCATAAGATATGAGTAAAGTTTTAATAGGTATCATTGCAGTTATGACAATAATTGGATATTTTCTTTGGAATGAAAATTCAAGATTATCTGCTTTAAATCAAGCATTTGAATTAAGAGATCAAGAACAGAAAGCTGCTATTGAATCTTTGCAAAGTGATTTTAAATTGCAAACAGAAGGCTTATTAGAAATACAAAGCAAAAATCAATCTATACAGTTAGAAATGTCTAGATACTTAGATATATTTAAAAGACATGATTTAACAAAACTTGCAGCAGCTAAACCATCTTTGCTAGAACCAAGGGTAAATAAAGGAACAAAGAATGTATTTGATAGTATTGAAGAAGACAGTCGCAGCATTGATGATCTTGATGATGGTCTACAGTTGCAGTCTGTTTCCAAGTAAACAAAACGTACAAATAACTACTAAGCCTTTAGAAAGGCAAATAGTACAACCTGTTATGCCAAGGCAGATTGATTTAAAAGAGCCATATTGGTATGTAGTTTCTGATAAAAATGTAGATGAGTTTCTATCAAGAGTAGAAAAGGAACATGGACAAATAGTTTTTTTTGCTATGTCTGTACCTGATTATGAAATCATGTCATACAATATGCAGGAGTTAAAAAGATATATAAATGAACTTAAACAAGTTGTTGTCTATTATAAAAAGGTTACTACAAATAAACCTGATACAGGGGAGTAATATGAATATATCACAAGAAGGAATAGCTCTAATAAAGAAGTTTGAAGGTTGTGAACTAGAAGCATATAGAGACTCAGTAAATGTTTTGACAATTGGCTACGGGCATACAAAAAATGTTAAGGAAGGCGATAAGATAAACCAAGACGAAGCAGAACATCTATTACAAGAAGAAATGCCTGAATATGAAGGCTATATCAATGATATGGTTAAAGTGCCCTTAAAACAGAACCAATTCGATGCTTTAGTTTGTTGGGTTTATAACTTAGGACCAACTAATCTTGGTGAGTCAACATTACTAAAATTACTTAACGCAGGTGATTATCATACAACACCATCACAAATTAAAAGATGGAACAAAGCTGGAGGAGAAACATTGCAAGGATTAATTAGACGAAGAGAAGCGGAAGCATTGCTTTTTGAAGGCAAGGAATGGATTGAGGTCTAGAATGCCATTAGCAAAATTTGTTTTTAAACCAGGAATAAATAAAGAAGGAACTAACTACTCTAATGAGGGTGGTTGGTTTGACTCTGATAAAGTAAGATTTCGCAAAGGGCGACCAGAAAAGATAGCAGGATGGGAAAAAAATACTTTAAATAATTTTCAAGGCACTTGTAGAAGCTTGCATTCTTATAGAGACCAAGGACAAACAGATTATGTTGGAGTAGGTACACATTTAAAATATTATCTTAAACAGGGTAATAATTTTAATGATATAACTCCTATAAGAAAAACAAGCACAAATTCAATAACTTTTGCAGCAACAAATGGTTCTTCTACTATAACTGTAACTGATTCAAGTCATGGTGCAGAAACAGGAGATTTTGTTACATTTGCACAAGCAGTAAGTTTAGGTGGATTAATAACAGCAGATGTTTTAAATCAAGAATATGAAATATTAAAAACTTTAACTACTAATACATACACTATAACAGCTAAAGATACAGACGGAAATACAGTTACAGCAAACTCAGATGATATCAATAATGGTGGTTCAGCAGTAGATGGTTCTTATCAAATAAGTATAGGTTTAGATGTTTTTGTTAAAGGAACAGGTTGGGGTGCAGGTACTTGGGGTGCAGGCACATTTGGTTCAGTAAGTCCTATATCAGCTTCTAGTCAGTTAAGATTATGGTCACAAGATAATTTTGGAGATGATCTTATATCTTGTATTAGGGGTGGTGGCATATTTCTTTGGGATGAAAGTGCAGGTGCTACACAAAGAGCGGTAGCTTTTTCAGATTTATCAGGTGCAAGCAATCCACCTATTATTGCTTTACAAATAATGATGTCAGACGTAGACAAACATATTATTTGTTTCGGAGCTAATACTATAGGTGCATCAACAGCAGACCCTTTGTTAGTAAGGTGGTCAGATAAAGAAAGTTCTATTGATTGGACACCTACATCAACTAATCAAGCAGGTGGTGTACAGCTATCACAAGGCTCTACAATTATTGGTGCATTACGCACGAGACAAGAAATACTTATATGGACTGATGTAGGTATAGTATCTATGCGTTTTGTAGGTGAACCATTTATATTTTCTTTTTCAGAAGTAGCACAAGGTCCTTCACTTATAGCACCTAATGCAGCAGTTAATGCCAATAACAGAGTTTATTTTATGGATAGGGGTGGATTTTATTCTTACTCAGGAAATGCACAAAGACTGGCTTGTACTGTATTAGATCATATATATTCAGATATAAATCTAGGTCAACAATTTAAAATATTTGGAACATCAAATGAAAACAATAATGAAGTCATTTGGTTTTATCCTTCAGCTAATAGTTTAGAAATAGATAAATATGTTATTTATAATTATTTAGAAAATACATGGTCTATAGGAACTACATCTGATGGCTTTACAAGAACTGCATGGATAGAAGCACCTTCATTAGATTTTCCATTAGCTGCTGCTAAAACAACAGGCACTAATACTAACTATCTCTACAATCAAGAAGTAGGACATAGTAATGATGGTGAAGCATTTACTGCTTACATAGAGTCTAGTGATTTTGATTTAGCTCCAGACGGAGAAAGATTTACATTTATATCTAAATTAATACCTGATATTGAATTTAGGGATCAACAATCAACAAGTGATAGTGTTACTTTTACTATTAAAGGTAGAGATTATCCTTTACAAGATTTATCTACTTTACAAACTATAAACGTAACACCAGCCTCTACATTTGAAAATACAAGAGCTAGAACTAGACAAGCAGCTATGCGTATATCTAATTCATCTAGTGATTATGGATGGAGATTAGGAGATTTAAGATTAGAAATTAGACCAGACGGAAAAAGATAATGGCTCAAATAAAAACAGTACCATTACCAGCACCAGATATAGAATATGATTCTAATAATGAAGCAGTTACAAGAAGAACAATAGAACAAGCAATAGAAAGTATAAATACAAAAATTACTAATATACAAAAATTACAAGATTAAGTTACTAGTAAGTCTGTTATA